CGGCGGTGCTGGTGCAGGCGGTGGCACAGGGGCTGGGGCCGGTGCAAGCCAGGTCGCTACCGACCCTGCTGCCGGCGCTGGTGATGGCGAGGGGACCGGTGATGACGACCTATCCCGCGTCAAGCACGCCCTCGACCGTGAACGCACTGCCAACCGCGATAAAGATCGCCGCCTCGGGGCCCTGGAAGCTCAACTGCGGGAACTGACCACCACCAACCCTGAAGCGGTACGCGAGGCACAGGCGAAGGCCCAGCAGGAGCAGGCGCGACGGGAGCTGATCGAGCAGCAGGCGGCCCTGGAGCGACAGCAGATCGAGGCCAAGTATTCGCAGCAGTTGGAAGAATCGACCACTGCCCTTCAGGCCGAGCGGGAAGCCCGCCAGCGCGAGCTGGTACGGCAGCTAGCCGAGAAGGCATTCATCGGCGCCAAAGGATCCACAGAGGTATCCGAAATCGACGGCAGCACCCCCTTCGATTCGGTCTGGAGTCGCTTTGGCCCTCAGTTTCGCAATGAAGACGGCGCACTTGTGGTCGTTGATGCCAACGGCAGCCCAGAGATCGACCCGGAAACCGGCAAGCGCTTTGAACCCGTTAAGTGGCTCCGGCGGCTGCAATCCGATCCCGTGTGGGGGCGCAACTTTGAGCCCGCGATGGGAACCGGCGGCGGGGCACGTAGTAGCCGTGATGGTCGCGTTTCCAACAGCAAGGATCTAATGGCCGTGCCCCTTAGCACCGCTATTGCGGACGTTTTCGGTTGATCGGCTGTTAGCGGCTTAGGGGTCAGGGAAAGATCGAGCAACAGGGACCAACCGATGGCGTGATGCCTTGGTTGGTCCCAACCAAAAACAGCTTGGCGTGATGCCCTGCGGTGACTCTTTGGCGTGATGCCACCCCTTTGACCTTCACCTGAATTTCCCCCAATGGGACTAACACTTCTGGAGGCCGCCAAGGCTGATACCAATCAGCAACGGGTGGTCGTTATTCGCGCTCTCTCCGAGAGTCAAGTGATCCGCATCGTACCGTTTCTTAACGTACAGGGCGGCATTGATTACCTCACTGAATCTCAATTGCCTGCGGTTGGCTTTCGCGGCCTAAACGAAGGCTTTGACGCCAATTTCGGTGTAATGAATCCCGATTACGAACGGGTTAAGCCGTTTGGTGGCGACATTGATGTGGACATGCACATCATGAAAAACAAGGGCTCGCAGGCAAAAACTCAACAAATTGAGGCTTCGCTGCGCTCGATGCGACTCACGTTTGAGGATTACTGGTTTAACGGCGACGAGGCAGTTGATCCCCGTGCATTTGATGGGCTTAAGAAACGGATTGGCACAGAAAGCTCCCAGGCTTTCAATTCCAACGGTGCATTTTCGCTATCCAAACTGGATGAGCTAATCGACTCTGTTGAGGGCGATAACAAGGTTATCCACATGGGCAAAGCGATGCGGCGGCTTCTCACTGCCGCTTCTCGTAGTACCACCATTGGCGGGTTCCTGACTACCACCAGGGATGAATTTGGCAGGCTGATCACTACTTACGGTGAGACGCCGATTGTCGTTACAGACACCAACGCCCAGAACGTCCCCATCCAAGGCTTCACTGAACCCGGTAGTACCACCAGCGTTTATTGCGTCGCCTATGGCGATCAACAAGTCACGGGCATCCAAGGCCCTGATTCGGCTGGTGGGTATGGGATTGACGTAACGGCATTCGGGCAGGCCCAGGACGCTCCAGTTGATCGCACCCGGATTGAATGGGGGGCTGGCCTTGCAATCTTAAACGGCAGATCTGCTGCCCGCGCCTACGGCATCACCAATGCCGCAATGACCGCCTGATCATTGCTCTATTGATCCATCCATTCCCTAATTTCCTGAGGTTTTGATTCATGGCACGCGCAACTGGACTGGCCCCCCGAAGGGGCTATCTACTGGATGCAATGACCGTAATGGTCGGCGAAGTCAAGGCCGGTGCCCGTGGCCGAGTTGCAGAAACTCGTACCGGTGCCGCTCGGTTGCTTACTACCAACCTGGCAGCCCAGAACGATTGGAAGCTAGTCGCCTATGGCCAGTCTAGTAACTCCGCTGGCGGCTACGTGCTGCAAGCCGCTCACGTTGCCGAGGGTGCCGCCCTTAGCTCCGCTTCGGCCTACGCCAACATCGGCGTGATCACGATTGGGACTGGGCAATCCAACCCCAACGAAGTGGTTGTCGGCGGCAAACAGATCCGTGATGCCGTAAGGGCTGCCGGTTCGGTGACCGGTGATGTGCGAGTGGCTGCGGTTCGGGTTCGCCCTGGCACCGGCACGTTGGCCATCAGCAACGTGGCGCTCACTACCAACGTGGCGACCATCACCCTGTCGGCTGCTCACACCATGCTGGTTGGTGAGGTTGTCACGGTGGGTTGCTCTAACCCTCTGGTAAACGGAACCTTCACCATTACGGAAGTGACCTCAAACACGTTCCGCTACAACTCCGTCCAGTCCAACATCACCAGCGCATCGGCAACTGGCACGGTGACCAACGGCGCTGCTGTGCCGGTTGGAACCAACACGGTGGCGCTGGTTCCTGCCCAGTGATCCGCTAGGCGGTTTGTGTTCACCTAGGGCCCTTCGGGGCCTTTTTCACTATGGAGGCCCATGAACTTCCCTATCGGCTACGGCATGAACCTGGTGCAATCGCAGCCGGGAACGGCTGAGCCCGAGCCCCAGGAGCCCGTTCAGGAAACTGCTGAGCAGGCCACAGAAGAAGCGGTGGCGTGCCCCACCCCAAGGCGCAGGAGAGCGCGGGTAGCGGGCGGGCGGTTCGCGGCTGACGACCCATCCACCGCTGCAAATGAGGCATGGGCGGAAAGCTGAGGCAGTGATCAACGCGGGCACCCACAGGGAAACGCCTTGGCAAACCAGACCGTAACTACCACAGTCAATTACGACAGCGCCGCGATAAACGGGCTGCTTGACGGCGAGAGCATCACGATCAACGGCGGGTCGCTCACGTTCAATGCTGACACGCGCTGGAACCAGCAGGCGGCGGTTTTTGGCAACATCCCGGTGTCATCGACGCTCGGTGGCGTGGTTGCGATTGATGGCACCCAGGTATGGGAAGTGCCGTTTAGCGCATCGACTGGCAACGTACCGACTCAGGCTGCGCTTGGCGGCAATGGCGTCACAGGCGGCACCAGCGGGGCCGCAGGCGAGCTTACGCGGGTGTGGGCAAGCGGATCGTTCACACCTGCCACGGCGGGCGGCGCGATGCCTGCGGCGGGGTTCATCAAGCTGCGGTCCAAAACTGGAAACTTTCAATCAGGCGAAACCATCACCTTGCCGGGTGGGGCAACTATCACCACTGCCAACGCGGGCAAGCGAAGCTGGATTCATGTTGTTGGGGCAAGCGGTTCAACAATGACCACGCCCCGCATGGCGAACGTCTCAGCTACAGGGGATTGGTACGTAATCGGTGAAACTGACGGCTCTGACAATCAGGCATTACAGATGCCTGTGCGCGACGAATTTCCCGCCTTGCAGGTTGAGACTGCGCCGGGATCGGGCGTTTATGAGTGGTGGGCCAATGCGGCTGACGCTTGGAATGGCCTATACCCCAGCACAGACTTGGCATCAGGGAATACGAACACAACCTTGACGAGAAACGCAAACGCCGGCCCTCCAAATTATCCAGCGGCGGAACGTGTGCGGGAGACTGCGGCAAACGGCGTTCACTCGTGGAACGGCCAGAACCTGCAAGCTACACAGATGGACGGAGGGTCATATACACACCGCGCCATCGTCAAGCAGGAAACGCGCCAGTGGTGCGTGGTGCAGATTTCCACGAATGGCGGAGCTACCCGTTTTGGCGCACTGGTGGATCTGGTTGCCGGCACGATTCTAGCAACCCCAACCGTGGGGAGCCCGACTGGCACCGCATCCTCGATTACTTCGCTGGGTGGAGGTTGGTATGAAGTCAGTGTCACGCTCGATCATATCAACAACACCATCCTGACAAGCTTTGTTGCCCTGTCGGATTCCGCCACCCCGACCTATTCAAGCGGGTTGCCAACCTATACCGGCAACGTGGCACAGGGTATGTATGTGGGGTTCTGGACTGTCGTTCAAAACAGCCACGCCTTCATCCCGACCGACGTGCGCGGCAAGTTTTTCTACTCAGACCCTTTTGCTGGGACCATACAACTTGCCAAGCGCGGGGCTAACAATGCAGGCTTCAAGCCCGCCTCTGGTTTGAAAATCAGAATCCCGAACGTAATTCTCGGGACTTCAACGGCGGCAGATTACACCGCTCAATATGTTTCGTATCAGGCGCGGTACGGTGTGAATATCTCGGGGGGTGTGTTCAATCAAGATACTGTCGCTTTTGGTTGGCAGTTGACAAACGTAACTCCCATCACGTTCACCCTCAAGAACTCAGCTTTTGCAAATACTCTGTCCATCTTAAACTTCTATATTGAAATTCGAAATTCGTGTATCGCGCCGATTCTTTACCAAAATGGTGGCGGATTGTCGCTTCAAAACAGCGCGAATTTATTTCTATATGACTCTAGGATTGTGCGGGCATCTGGTCCTGCTTTCGCCACTGTAGCTTCAGCAAATATCAATGCGTATGATTCCAGATTTGAGCAGATCAAGCAGGGGGGGCAGGGCCGGTCACAGAGAACCGCTGCTTTTGGGCAGAATCCTATTCTGGTAGCGGTGGTGTCGTCTGGCGGCGAATTTGTGGATTGCACGCTTGTCGGCGGAGCGGCCAACTTCAATGTGCAGAATTTTGATATTCGGAACCCGACGCATTGCGACAACATGACGGGCACTACACCTGCTATTACTTCTCGTGCAATCGGTGTGCAAGGCACGAATATCTTGGTTGACGGGATGGCCGCCCTGCCAGGGATAGACAATAATCACCCATTCAGTGAGTGGGTGGCCACTTTCGGTTTCACCGCCGATCTCACCGTTCGGAACATTGGCTCTCCCGCCGCGCCGCTGAACGCGGGCACCATCAACCCTACCGGACACATTGTCTCGATTGGCGCGGCAGGAACAACCTTCGAGGTGCGGCGGTGCTACGCGGTTAATTTGCGGGTGGGCGTTATTCAACAAACTAATTCTGCCCCGGTTTTTGCCGCCTATGATGTCTGGGGCGATGGCGCTACACCGCAAACCATAGCGACGGCAAACGCCATTTCGCGCGGCGGTCGCTGGACCAACCAGCGTGTAGGTCAATCGGGCAACGCAGGCTCGCATTGGGACGATGCGTATAATTCGACCACTACAGGTCGCGTCACGATTATGGCTAACGAACCGACGCTGGCATCAGCAGCGCAGTGTTCAACCACACTCGGTACTGGTTCCGGCTTCAACGGCAGTGGCTCGATGATTATTTCACGCCTGGATGACATGGTGAACTGGACCACGCCGCTTAAAATGTATGGTCACAACGCCCTCGCGGGTGGCTGCGCGCTTGCGGGAACAGACTGCCAAAACCTGATCTTTGAATATAAGATTGATACGGGATCGGGCTACGGCGCGTCCTGGGCGTTCCTCGCGAATACCGTGCGCCGGGCGAGCGGCGGTGTGTTGGGCGGCAACACGGTCACGGTCGGCACGGCGGATCGGACCGCCCTGACGCGCCAGCCCCAAGTCGGGGATTTCGTGCAGACAGGCCTGTTCAAGTTGCCAGCCAATACGACCGTCACCAATGTCTCGGGCGATGTCATCACCTGCTCCAACAACTTCACGGCCAACCTTGCGACGAACGAGTTTGTCACCTTCTCCCCGGTCAACGTGGCAGTGACGGCGGCGAATGGGTATCTGCTTCAGGTTCGCACCTACCCGACCGTAGCGGCTGCGACCACGCTGCTGACCGCGTTTAGTATTGGCATTCAGACCAATGCGACAGATCAGCGGATACTGCATCCGTTGCCGGGCGCTCTGATGAACATAAGTAACCTCGTCCCTCAATCGCGGGTCAAGGTCAGCCGGGTGGATACCGGCGAGCTGCTGCAGCAGGCGTCCTGCGGGGCGGGCACAAGCCTAGCCTTTGACTTCCAATATGCAGGCTCGGTGCGGGTAGAAGCGCGAAACGCGAGCGGCACTCCGACTTACGAGCCGTGGGTGACGCAAGTCACCATCTCACCTGCGACGCCGACAAACATCGTCGCGCTTCAAAAAACCGATTAACAGGAGGATTCCAAGTGCCTATTGCAACCGACTTCACTATCTCCGCAACCGGCGACATCCGCCGCCAAGCGGCCCCCAGCACAGAGGTCTACACCGTCCTTGCTCTGCACCAATGGTTGCAAGACCTGGCGGATGACGCGGCGGCAGCGGGCAATGACCTGCTGGACATTCTGGCGCCAAACCCGAGCAAGCTCGATGGCCCCCGAGATGTAGCCGTTGCCTCGCGCCTGAACCTGCTCACAGATGGATCGGTGGCGTTCAACCTGGACGACACGGCGGCGCAGTTCGTAAATTTCGGGTCAATCAAGCAGGCCGGCGCTTCAGTCCAATACTCGGGCCTTAAGACGATCGGCGGTATTGTGGCTGGCAGCCCGATCTATGTTGTTCAGAGTGGCAGCAAGATTACGAGCTTTTGGCCGAACGGTCACGTGCAAATCCTCGTCAAGGTCCGCACGGGCGGCTCCCTTATTGACAGCGGCAACGTCACGGCTTTCAGCCGCAAGTGGGGCCAAGCATATTCGCACTTCGACGTGAACCTTGCGGCGGGCGGCGAAAGCAACGCCGCTCTTTCGACCGCCCTGGACAGCAACATTCTGCTGACAGAAATTCAGGCGGCGGCGCTATCTGCGAAGGTCGCTGTGACCTTCGGCGATACCACGCAAGACCTCGGCAACGGCAACGGCGGCAAGCTATACAAAGGCACCATCACGCTGTCCGGCGGTGCCACATTGTCGGAAGCCTACCAGTATCTTCAATACCTCACGCGGGAAAACAGCGCGGCCACCCTAAACAGCGTTCCCGGCTGGCGCTACCGGGTGCTGAACTCAGCTTACACCGAAATTCCCGCGGCACCCTTCGGCACCTTCGCGGGGGGTACATTCTTCCTTGCGCAAGGATGGTGGATCACGGGCGTTCTTCCGGCGGAGGCCACGCGCTACCAGCTTGTCGCCCATGATGGCACCGCGCAGGTTCCGCCAACCTTGGTCGGCATCACCATTGGCAATCTGATTTCGGGCGACCGCGTCCTGGTCGCCCGTGATAACGGGTCGGGCGGGCTGCTGCGGGATGAATATACACCTGTCGCAGCATCATCCGGCGCCACGACCCTGACCGTGGTGGAAAGCATCAAGACGGACACGCCTTCGGCTGGTGTCATCCGCATCAAAGGCTTGCGCTACACCTATTCCTCCTTCAGTGCTAGCACTAAGACTTTCAGCGGCCTTTCCCCTGTCCTGGCTAGCGCCATTGTGACGGCGGATGATGTGTTCGTGCCCTACATTGATCGGCAGGCAGCGGGCACGACGGAAAGCGTCAGCTTCATTTTTTCTAGCAACTTCAACACGCGAGTTGACGTGCGAAACGGCAGCGGCGGGGCGCCTATCGTACCTTTCTCTACCACGCTTTCTATCACTAATGCTGGTGGATCGGTCAACGCAAGTCGCAACAGTGATGTGTGATGCTTTACTACCTTGCGCCATTCACGTTTGACTTTCAAGCATCACTCATCAGCGTGGACGCGGGTGTGAATGACATTGAGTGCATCACGCTTTATAGTGCAATTAAACTAGCCCAGGCAAGTGAACCAGGAATCATCTATGACCGAATCGCAAAAGGATCAGGACTCAGCGCCCTTGGCCCCGGCGTGCAGGTCGGCCTCACCGTCGAGATACTGGGGTCGTGGCAACTTCGGTTCCCTGCCGGAAACTACATCGCCCGAGTCGCAGGCGGAAACCTCATCGGCGGACCAGGCGGTGACCCCATTGCCTACACCGCAGGCGTCCAAACCCTCCTGATCCAGTCCGCTGCTTCTACCGTGGTCACAGAGGGCGGTAGCGTGCCAACTGCGGCAGAGAATGCGGCAGCAATGTTGGCGGCGGCGCAGGCCACGCCAATTCACTCGGATGTTCAGCGCGTCAACGGCGTCGAGATCACCGGGACAGGTGTTGCCGGTGACAGCATGAGGCCCGTTCCATGAGTTTGTGGTCACGCGATTTTTGGCAGCCGGGGTTCTGGGTTGTCGGCTTCTGGCAAGAGGCCGTCACCGACGCGACAGGGACGCGACCAGGCGATCCACCAAACAGCGGCGTACTGCTGACTGGCCCCCACAGCGGCGTTCTGTTGTCAAATGCAGCTTTCTCTGGACGCTTGCTGTCCGGCAACGTGCAGAGTGGCTCATTGTTGAGTAATGGTGTAGGCGGGGCAACCCTGAGTGGTGCCAGGCGCGGGACACTTCTGCCAAGGGGAAAATCATCAAGTTATCTTTTGACGGGCACGGTTCGTGGTGGTAAAATCGTCGCAAGAAAAACGTCCGGCACCCTTTCAGCCACAAAAACAAACGGCGCAATCGTGAGGTCACAATGAAGATTGAAACATTCTTCATCAAGCGGGGTGACACGTCTCCCTCGATCCAGTTTGCGTTGCTTCCGGCAACGGTGGTGCTGACCGGCGCAACCGTGAAGTTTCAAATGCGAGCGCGGCGACCACGGGGCGGAGGTGCCGTGATTGACGCAGCGGCTGCAGTGGTGACGGCAACCGGCACGCCAACAGTGGAATACAAGTGGCAGCCATCCAACACCATTAACGCTGGCTCGTATGAGGCAGAGTTTCGCGTCACCTATCCTAATGGCGAAATCGGTACGTTCCCGAATGATGGGTTTATACCGATCCAGATTACAGAAGACATCCAATAGCCTAGCCCGATCCCTGGGGTCCACCGGATCAGCCGCCAATCTGATTTAGTGGCAGCGCTGCGGGATCGGGAAAACTGAGGCAAAGCGCAACACCAACCGTGACTCCAGGGCAGCGTAATGGGCATTGCTGAATCAATCGCGCTAGCCGCATTGCTCTTGACTGGTGGAGTGACTGCCGCCTCTGGCGTAAAAGCTCTTTGGGCAATTAGCCGGGGTCTTGGCACTTTTGAGGGCAAGATTTTGGAGATCCTGGCCCGCCATGAAGGCACCTTGGAGGACCATGAGGAGCGGCTAAGGGCCGGGAAACTCTGATGAACTCCCGCGATCTAATCACCACCACCGTAGCCCTCTGCTTAGGCCTCGCCGCTGTCGGAGGGTTTAGCGGAGCAATCTACTGCCAGTCGCAGGGCGGGGAGTGCGTTGAGATCTGGAAGGCTGCAGGCACCGGGGCCCTGGCAGCAGCCACGACAGGCGGAACCTTGCTGGCTCAGCTGGATGGGCGGCGGCGGCGAGATCCCGAGGATCCCCAGGAACCGCCCACGCCCTAAGCGGGTTGGGTGTGGAAGGCCTCTAGTAATTCCGCGTGCCATTCCTCTAAGTCCTTGGGATCAGTGTCTTCCCGAGCCATGATGACCGGCTCAAAGTTGATGATCTCAGCTTTAGTGCCGCTGACCATCTTGACGGTCACCCCAACGATTCCGCGCAAGATGCAGGGGGCCGAGAACATTGTGCCTCCCGGAAGGAGATCAAAAGCGCGACCCATGATGCCTAGCCCGCGCTTGCCCTTCAGTGGGAAGACCCTCTCATGGTCCCAAGCGAAGACGGCGGTAGGCACGGCACTCGGCGTGTGCTTCAGCTTGCCGGGAAACCTGGGGGAGAACCTGACGTGGCCATGGCCAACACTTCCCCTATTGCCCTGCCCCAGTTGTTCAGGTACTGGCGGGCTCTGCCCCATCAGTCGGCGGCGGTCGTTGAGCTGGAGGCGGATCTTGCCGCCAATGGGCACGCGGTAGCCATGCGGCGCGACCGGCCCTGGTTTGCAACCTGGAGCCAGGACGGCAAGCAGGCTGAGCCTGTGGAGCCGCCAGCGGCACGACCGACCAACCCGCTAACGGGGTTCCCCTATTTTTCGCAGCTCGACAATGAAGGCGGGACCGGACACAGGGAATGCCAGACGAGTTCGATCGCAATGTGCCTGGCTTATCTCGGTGTTGGCGGGATCGCCTCGGATGACCAGTACCGGGCGGTTGTGCGGCGCCACGGTGACACCACCGACCAGGCGGCACATCAGGCGGCACTCAAGGAGCTGGGGGTCAAGGCCCGGTTTGTGACCAGCTGCTCAGCCTCCCAGGTGCAGGCCGAAATCAAGGCGGGTCTACCTGTCTGCATGGGGATCCTGCACAAGGGCCCTGTTGGTGCTCCTACAGGTGGTGGCCACTGGATCGCCTGCTATGGCTTCGATGCGTTCGGCTGGGCCGTGATGGATCCGCAAGGTGACCTGGATCTAATCAACGGCAGATGGATCCGCACAGGAGGTACTGCGGGTCGCGGTTTGCGTTACAGCTACCGGCACCTCAACCCTCGATGGTTGGTAGAGGGCCAATCAAGGGGCTGGGCCTGGCTGTTCAGCTAGACCCCTGGATCCGGCAGCGGAGGGGGCCCCACGCTGGGCCCTGTGATGCCTGTGGTTGCCAAGGTGACCCCTGCATCCCGGCAGCGGCGCCGCAGGCCCCGCCAGGCCCCTGCGCCAGACTTTGACTCCACGCATAGATTCCCAGCGCAGATGCGCCAGATCGGCTCCCCGTTGACCACTACCACCTCCTGGACCGGGACGAGAGGATCAGGCACCGGGCTACCGCTGTGGTTCTGAAGGTTTCCGGGTCGTGGTGGAGATGGGCAGTTTATGCACCACCGCCGAGAGCCCTTGCGGTGACTAGGTTTGGAATACGACATTCGCGAAATTGACGAGGATTTGTATCTTGCAGTTCTGGCCTGCCGTTTGGGGCAAGGTGCAGGCACTGAGGGCGATCTGGCTGGGTGCTGCGGTGCTGCCTTAGGTGACAGGAAGGGACAGGAAGGGACTGGCAGAGCGTAGGTTATGCACGGCCCGTGCGTCGGGTGCAGCTCTGCTTTTTCGCCGCGTCGTATTCCCCATGGCCTCGATCAACACTCAGCGTGGTCGGCTCTACCTGCTGGCCAGGTTGCCTAGGCGTGACGGGGCCCCAGGGCTGCAGCAATCCCGCATCGCCCTGAAGTTGGACGACACGCCGATCAACCGCCGCACCGCCTTGAAGCAGCTCCAGACACTGGAGCGGCAGCTCAGCACGGGGACGTTTGAGTGGGGGTACTGGCTGGATCAGGCCTCGGGAGCGATCACCTGGCGCGAGGCCATCGCCAAGCTCTACCGGGCTCGGGTGGTTCTGGGCCGCACGGGGGAATCAACCTGGCAGGTGAACTACCTCGGGCGCCTGCGGCAGGTTCCACAGGGGGGCGCCTGCACGACCGCCAGCATGGCCAAGGCCCTGGAGCGCTACGACCGCAACACGTGCTCCTACAAGGAACTGTTCTACCTCCTGCGGCACCTGTCGCGTTTGGTGGCGGTGCCGTTCCCAGAGGTGCCACTGCCCACCTACAGCCAAGCGGAGCTGGTGGCGGTGCCGTCCGATGCCGAGATCATCGAGTGGGTGGAGGGGGCCCCCGATCCGGTGCGCTGGTACTGGGGGTTGATGGCCACCTACGGGCTAAGGCCCCATGAGATCGAGGGGGCGGCGCTGATCGAGCAGGATTACTGCCAGGTGGCGGATGGGACCAAAACGGGTTTCAGAACAGTGGTGCCCCTGCCCCGCGAGTGGGTGGAGCGATTCGGGTTGCGGGATCGGCGCTTGCGACTTCGGCTGGAGGGCAGCGCTGATCGTCCCGATGCAACGTCCAAGTGGCTTAACAAAGAGCTTCGACGACAGGGATTAACGTGGCGTTGTTACTCTTTACGCCATGCTTTCGCTAGAAGACTGTGGGAGCGTGGCGGCTCACGATTAGACATTTACACCGCTGCCAGGCTTATGGGGCACACTCCAGCGGTTCACGCTCGCACTTACCGTGCTCACATTCAGCCACATGCTGTAGCCGAAGCAGCTGAGCGAGCACTAATCGGCTAATAGCGAGGATTTTGATGTTTTAGGACGCTGAGCTGGTAAGAACAGATCTTGGTCGGAGCACCCTTGCCTCAACCGAGTATATAATGTGGTTGGCCGGATTCCGCTAAGCTCAGCAGCCTCAGCGATGCACACCTCCTTGCCCAGATATTTTACAAATGCGTTTGACCTGGTGTTCCTGCGTTGCTGCTTAATTGTCGCCCATCGGCAGTTACTGGGCTCGTAGTGACCATCAACATCAATCCTGTCAATGCTGTGGCGAGTACTTGGCCTTGGCCCCATGTCCCTGTAAAAGTTTTCAAAGCTGTTTAACCATTGAGTGCAAACAGTGATACCCCTGCCGCCATAGCATTCATAATGAGAATATTTAGGCTTATAGCATCGATGTTTCATGCCGGCCCATGCGCGGTATTCAGGAGAATTAGACATCCTGTGGGTGGCAAACTTAGCGCCGACGATTTCTTTATGAAGGCATCCACAAGACTGTGTGTGCTTTCGTATCAACTTCCTCGCAAACACTTCCTTATTGTTTCCGCATTGGCACCGGCAGAGCCATTTGGATTGCCCCGACTTTTCAATGCGGCTCAGTGCGGTCAAGCGTCCGAAAACTTGACCAGTCAGGTCTAGAGTCTTGGCCATCAGCTCATCTCAAGTGAGTTGGTCGCGGGTCAGGTGCTCGAACACGCTGGCCCACCCCTTTTATACCATTGCCATCCCAGATAGCGGAAGCGGCGGAGAGGGCTCTAGGGGGTGGGTAAAACTGGAGGCTCCGGCAGCGGCTGCCAGTGAGTTGGCTCGTAATTGCGAGATTGAGTCTTTCCGTTCCAAATGGGAAACCAAATCTCCCAGAATGGCTTTGGTTTCTTGGCGTATTCGTCGTTATTGTACTTGCCGGGGGCCACTTTGATAGCAGGCCATGGCGCATTGGGTCGATACAGAATAATGATCTGATCTTTTGGCGCGGTTTCAATCGGTTGCCAGTAGCTCATTGTTTTTCTTTGGTTAATGGTGTTTGCGGTTCTTGGGGAAGTTTAGCTTCAAGGGTTTCTATTAGCTTGTCTCGTCGATTGCAAAATTGAGTACGGTTGCCGTAATACCAGCCATCGCGTACAGATTCACGCAAGTGAGCAAGAATCATTGCAATGTCTTGATATTGCAGATCTATAGAAGTGCTGTGCTTGCTCATGGCCCCGCTCCCGGCGCCACCGCCGCAACATTGACCCGAACGCAGCGCCTGCTGCTGGCCACGGGCGCCAGGTCGATCAGCTCCCTGCCCCAGCGCCAGCGGCTTTTGCGGTTGGCGTCGGCTTCGGCAACGAGGCGTTTGATGTGCCGATCGGAAACCCCGAGGGCTTCGGCAGCTTCCGCAACGGTGAGCAGCACGCGAGCGGCGGCCATCAGTGGTGCTCCTCTGGGCCGGGGGGCTCCCCGTACATCAACGCCAACTCAGCCTGCAGGGCCTTGGCCTCCTGCTTCGCCGTCGCCAACTCCGCCCGCAGGTTCCGGGCCTCCTGCTCCGCCTGGGCCTGCAAGTTGTGGGGAGTGGCGCCGCCGGGGCGTTGAACGGTGACGAGGATGTTGCCCTCGGGAGAGCCGAAGGTCAGCTCCAGGTAGTTCACGGCCTTTGGGTTGTCCTGGAGCAACCCCAGGAACATGCCGGCGATCATCTGTGCGCCAGGAGCCGCAAAGCCCATGGTGGCCTGCTGTTTGTGAATCGCGATCCCCGTCAGCGTCGGGTTGGCAAGGGCATCGGAAAGCGCCTTGTTGCGACGCTCCAGCCGCCGGATGGTGCGCCACGGGGCCAGCAGGCGGGCCAGGGTGCGGAGGGTGGGGATGTTCATGACAGTTCGTCGGCAAAGTAATCGCGGGATGTTTGAGCACGTACACGGAACTTGCGCTGGCTGCCAATGTCATCGACACGGCAGACCGTTACGGTTTCGGGTGTTTCTTCAAGGGTGTATTCGCAGCCGTGGCTTTCACAGCGATGCCCCCATTGCTGGGCTGCATCTTGAGCGTCAATGGCTCGAAACTTGTAGCCGTCGTCAGGCCCTTCGTCTCCGCCGTCAGGGTTCCAGACAATCCAGAGAGGTAGGGTCATGGCTGCACCCTCCGAAACTCCACAACCCACACCCACGGGTTGGCGTCCCATGATCCGGGGCCGTTGATTGATTGCCAGAGCCTGGCGTACACGCCAGCCAGGCAATCACCGTGCCTCATGTCATCTGCCGTGCAGCCCTCAGCCAATGCGTCGGCATCGCTAATGCTTTGCAGACGCTCCACCCGAACGGCGGTAATCTCCAGGGTGATGCGGCTGGCCCAGCGGGGCATAAAGATTGAAGGGCGGCAACGAAGGCCACCTACGCCGGCGGTTGCGGAGTAATAAATTCGTGCTTCCTTTGGGATTTCCCTAGGAGACCAAGTATCAAAGCCATGAGTCGTCGCCCACGTCTCCCGAACCCACAGACGATCCGCAGGCCTATCAAAACCAGGATCCGCAGGCTTGCCGTAGGGACATTTGATGATCTCTATAGTGCCTCTTCTGTCTGAGAAGCCTGCAATAAAATCGTTGCAGTTCTCTACAGAATGGCTGCATTCGATAAAATGCCAGTCTTTAACACCTGAAGTTAGTTGCCAAGACTGTAAGTCGGGCAACTTGACCACTTCGCGGAACTGCGTCTTGTGGCCCTCCAAGATGGCGCGTACGCTTAGACCCCTAAAGTCTTTTGGCCGCTCCTTTGCCGCTGTGGTGGTACTCATGGCTGCCCACCCTCCCCCAGCGTCGCCAGGAAGTCACGAACCACGTCCCTGCCCGCTGGCGTGCCCAGGTCAGCCGCCCGAGCCTGAACCAGGGTTGGCGGGGGCGGCGGGGGCCTGTGGAGGTTGTCGGCGATGGCTTTCAGCTCGTCCCAGGATTCGTCCCACAACCCCGGCTTGTCCAAGGCCCGCTTCATCGCCTCACGCAGAAAGGCGGCGAGGTAACGGCGGTGCCAGCCAGGCTTACTTAAATCAAGATGACGATCCGCCTCGCGCAGTGCCCTTTCGGCCTCCGGCGTCAGCGCCGGGAATTCAACGTGGCTCACGCCGCCACCCCCTGTTGCTGGGTGCGGACAACGTGAAGCGCGAAGTCCAGGACATCATCAAATGGGTTGGCCTGACGCCAGGCGTCGTACTCGGCCCGCAGTTGTGCGCGGCTGCTGCGCTCGGCCGGGGTCAGTTCGGGGCCATCGTCGTGAGGCTCTAGCGAAAGGTGCCTGGCAAGGTCCATGGTGTTGCGGGTCGTTGGTGGTGGTGCGGCTGTTGCCGTTCCGCAACTCTAAGCCGTTGCTTCCGCTTTCGTAAAGTCAGTGCTGCGGTTTCGTAACGCATCGAGCCAGGCGACCGTTTCCAGCCCTGTGACCCAGGGCACGGTGCAGTCGTCCGGGTCGTGCTCGGTGGTGGTGACGCCAAGGGGACTGGCCCAGATCAGGAAGGGCCGATCGATCACGGTGCGGAGTTGATCGGAGCACATCACCAGGGCCCCGCCAAGGGTGGCAAGCCAGGGCTCGGGGATGGCTGAGGGCTGGGCCTCGGTGATCAGCAGGGCGATGCCCAGGGCGCCATCAGGGAACCTCAGTAGTAGGTCTGCGGTGGTGGCCACCCGGAGACGGTGGTCGGCTAGGTGGAGGGGCGCCGCGATGATCTGCGCCTCGTCCCACAGGCCCCAGGAGGCCAGGTGCGCGGTTGTCCGGTTGATCGGGTCGTTGCCCCCGCTGAAACGCTCCACGGGCCCTCCTGCGGCCCTCTGGCGGGCCATGCGGGCAAAGGCGCGGCGGATGCTGCCGTTGGGCTGGCGGATCGGCTGATCGGGGTAGAGGGTGGCTACCACCTCGGCCACCGTGCGGCGGATCATGGCGCCGCTCTGGTGTTGGTAGATGCCGGGGATCGGTGTGGGCTTGCAGGTGGGGGTAAACATCACCAGTCCGCCTCCTGCCACAGCCCCGCAGCCTCAGTGCGCACCGATTCCGGCGCGTCAGGAGCATGGGTCCAGACCGCCTCACTGGTATGAAGCCCATCAGCCTCAGGGAAGCGGCGAGAGCGCCAGTCGATGTAATTGTCATCTTCACCGCTCGGACCGGCGCGATAGGCCAGTAAGCGGGCACGCTTGCTAGTGGCAGCAAACACAACCATGTGCCACTCCTCGCCAGCGGGGCGGCATGAGTAGGCGCGAACTGGGGCGAACATCACCGGAGCCCCATAGAACCGGCCAGCTCCAGCACCCGCGCCAGCGGCACCATCGCCACCTGAGGCACCACGGCATTGCCCAGCGCTTTCAGGCGGTCCACCCGACCGGATAGCCCATCATCTCCTCCACGAAGGACGGGTTCAGATAGGTAGCTGCGCCAGTCGGAAGACAATCGGGCAATCGCTGCGGGCCATGCCGCTCCGCTGCCTCCCAGTTCGTCCGGCCCTTCCAATCGCTGGCGCATGGGGTCAGGAGTTGCGCCGCAATCGCCAGCGGCATCCCCATCCCGTTGCCATTCTTGGCCGCCAGCTTCACCCGCTCCCGCCTGGCCAGCCACGTCTCCGTTCGTTCTCCGTCGTTTGCCAGGCAGGCTGATGGGGTCGGAAGCATCCGCCCGATGACCGTCTCCAAATTCGTAAACCGATCGCCGTACAGGTTGCCCCTGCTGTTGACCTGGGCCGCCATTGCTGAGCATGTGCGCGGCGTAGGCAGGCTGCTCGGCGCCCCTGCCGCCCTTGGGAAGCCTGCATCCGTCAGCATCTGCCGGGCCCCACTGCCCCCGTCCAACCCCTTCGGGCCGCCTGCTCCGGTCTGCGCCACTGGCGTAGGCAACGCACCACCAGCGGTCTCGCTGATGGCAGGCACCCAAAGCCGCTGCCGGTATGCACGCCCATTCAGCGTCATACCCTGCCTCGGCCAGCGCTCCGAGAACGTCGTCCATCCCTCGGTAAGTGATCGCTGCGACGTTCTCCAGGACGATGTATCGCGGTCCCACCAGGCAAACGACTCTGAGCAGTTCGTAGAACAGGCCCGATCGGCCGCCAGCCAGGCCGGCACCCTTTCCTGCTTGGCTGATGTCCTGACAGGGGAATCCACCGCAAACAATGTCGGCTGAATTGGGGGGGGGTTGGAAGGTGCAGATGTCATCGTGAATGGGAACGGTGGGCCAGTGTTTGGAAAGGATGCGCTGGCAGAACGGCTCGCGCTCCACGAACTGCACGGTTTCAATCCCGCCCAGCCAGCGAGCGGCAAGGCTGAAGCCGCCGATACCGCTGAAGGTGTCGATCATGCAAAGGGGTGTCATCACCGGAGCCCCCTGGTAACAGGCCCCAGCAAGTCAGCCATCAGCCCCTCGGCCGAAGGCTTCGTAGCCTCGCCCTCTAGGGCTTCCTGCAGCATCCGGTCCACGGTCTGGCCATTGCGCAAGACCCAGGCGGCAACGGTTTCGATTTTGGTTTCCGTCAGGAACGGGGCGCCCATCAGCACCTGCTTGAAAAAAGAGCGACCCATGTTCAGTTGCAGAGGCGTCCAGGTGTCCGTGTCAACGCCAGCGGCCCTCAGATCCTTAACGGCCTTCATCACCTCCCGCAGGTGGGCCCGCCGCTGCTCGTCCGTTTGCTGCAGCCACGGTGGGCCGTTGCCACCGGCTCCCTCGGGAAGGCGCGGGGTCGTATCCAGCCTCACTTCATCCCGGACCGGTGCAGTTTCGTGGAAACAATCACGACGGGCCATGCGTTGAGCTAAATCAGGTCGCAGCCCTCTGTCCAACAAGGGCTGATCGGTAAAAGTCTCTAATCCACGCTGTTCTTTTGTTGTTCGCTTAACCGGATAAACGTAGCGAAGGAGCGCTATGTGAGGCGCAATGTCCCTTTGAGGCTCAGCGTCAAGCACCCGCTGCTGAACCGCGAACAGCAGGATTTCATCAGTGAGATCGATCTTTGCCCGCTCTGGGAACGTGTCCCAGGCCATCGTCAGGGCCGATCCGGTGAGCTGCTTGCTCATCGGCAGGAGCTGCATCAGCGAGGTGACGGCTGCGTGAAACTGCTTGATGTTGATCACGCGAGCACCTCGCACAGCACGGTTTGACCGGAAGCTGACGCGGCGGCTGCTCTGCGGGCATCGCGGGCTTCAATGAAGGCGATCGAATCGGCTGCGTGCTCCTCTGGTGTCTTGCGGCGGTTGCCGCCTAGGCCAGTGCGGGCGCCCTTCATGCCGTACATGCGCCACAGCGAGTGAGTGATCGACATCCACGGCTTGATCGGTGCCCGATCGATGCCCTCCTGGAGCTGGCTGCGGAGCGCTTCGGTGCCTCCCAGGGGATCCTGTTGGATCAGGGCTAGCTGGGTCATCAGGCCGTTCCAGGCTTGCTGAGTGCGGGCTCCGGCTTTCACGGCCCAGAAACCCAGGATCTCGGGATGGACGGGCAGTAGCTCGGCAGGGATCAGGTCGTGTGATGGCTGGAAGCGTGGCTTCCGTGGCTTGGTCAGGGCCATGGTCTGTGGTGGTGGTTCTGGAACCTTAGCTGGTTCTGGGCTTTTGGAAAGCGCAGCGTCAACGGGCAAGGCAACGGGCAAGGCTTCGACCGTGATCAGCTCGCCCTGCCCCTCGCCCGCGTTCCCCCCACTGGGGGGTAAGGGGGGTTCTAAAGCTTTCTTAGAATTGATCTTCTTAGATTTATCTACTTCCTGTCCGTCTCCCGGACACTCCCTGTCCGTCTCCCGGACACTCCCTGTCCGTCTCCCGGACACCTTCAACTGTCCGTCTCCCGGACATTCCGTACTGTCCGTCTCCCGGACACTCCGGGCGGACTGTTCGGCCTCAACCTGCCAATGCGTTTCCCAGATCGTCAGCCGATAGCGCGTTGAAGTGCTCCGACCGTTTTCAAGAAATGCCCGCTCACGCCTGACCCAGCCCTTACGCTCAAGGCCTGTGAGCACTAAGCAGAGCGTGCTCTTGGCCATCCCAGCCTCCTTGTGCAGCAGTTCCAGGCCTGGGTGAATGTTCGGGAAGTGGCTTTGCAGGCACCACATGACCGCCAGCTCCAGTGGAGTGGTCTTGCCTCTCAACCAGTTCGGCAAAGCCGTAAATGGGGGCTTTTGCCCGATGTACTCGGTTGCCATGTAGAGTCTTTTCGTAGGTTTTGATCCAAAAGCCTCCCGCGCCTGAACCGCACGGGAGGCTTTTTTGTGCCTGGCAGGACAAGCCCTGACCATCACTGCCCCCCATCTTACGCCAACTACAGCACGGCGCTCCGGTTTCGGAACTGCCACGGCCCCTCTTGCCGCATGGTGCTGTAGGCACTTGATCCGGCTCACAAGTTTTCTAAGCCGTTGGGGTTTACGGTTCGGTTATGAAAGTCACCACCGACCTTCGCCAGGCGCTCGACTGGCCCGGCCTACCACCACCACCATCCCCGACCGTGCCCGATTCCCTCCCCCCAGGCCGCCAGCTCTCATCCCGCCGTCACCTGATGGGCCGGCAGCACCTTTCGGCCGTGTTGAATTTCTGGCTGGCGCGTACCGGCCTCTCCCATGAGCAACTGGGCTCCATTGCCGACTGGGCCCTGAGCGAGAAGGGCTGGCTGTCGTCGCCGCAGCTCAGCCACTTGCGCAACGGAAGCGTCGTCAAGCCATCCCATCGGAACCTTGACGCGCTGGGCGGTGCCAACGAGGCGATCTGGTTGTGGCAGCAGCGAGGCCCCGAGGTGTGCATGAGGCGCTACGGCCCCCACAGCGCCTACCGGATCGAAGAGCAGTGGTTGAACAGCGCAATTTGGCTTCACCATCCGCACCACACGGATGAAGCCCTGAATTACGCAGACTTCTGCGACCTGCAGGCGGGTTATCTGGTGTTGCCCTATCTGGGTGACGTGAACCTGTCGCCAAGCGAAGCCCGGAGTCTCAGCCAGGCCCTGGCGGATCTGTTTGACCGGCTGGCTCAGGAGCGCATGGGTGAAGGGCGATCCATGCGCGAGGCACTCGACGCCGTTCTGTCTGCCTACCCCTCCTCAGCTTCGCCTGATCGCCGCGAGCAGCTGCGCAACGTGATCATCGGCACAGCCGACTACACCAAGGCTGAGCTGGAGAAGGAGTTGTTTTTGTTGGCTGAAACCGTCAGGCAGCTACGAGGGTTACCGGAAGGGGACTATGGACCGGCAGAGCTTCACGCTGAGTTGTCAGCATCCCGCCGGCGCGCCTGACCACGTGGAACAGGTAGGCGCCATTTAGCCAGACCTCAGCCTCGGTGATGGCGGTCTGCTCGCACAGGGCACGCCAAACGACATCAGCCTGCTGCTGATTTGCTGCGTGGATGCGGATCGGGGGGGTTGGCATTTTGCGAAACGGCGTGTTGTAAGTACACTCCAGCCCCCCCTTTTTCCCGCAGCATCTGCATCATGCTGCAGCAGAATTGCTGCGTGGATGCAGATAGAGCCCTTTACTCTCGCAAGTATGTTGCGAAAGCCTAAGGAACATGCAGGAAGTGCATAACGCGATAGGGGTAGGCGAAGCGGCTGACTTGGGCAGTATAGCCGTTGCGGTTCCCAAACGGCTTAGGCATGGGGTAGAATTGCAAAGCCAGGGGACAGCCCCCACGGCCACGCTCTGGCAACACCACCACCGACCCCCACCATGAGCGAAGCCTCTGGGCACGCACCGCCCATCCCACGAAACGGGTTTTCACCAGAACAGATCACAGCCCTTTCCGGCCCCCTAGCCCGTGCCAACGTCAAGGTGCGCAAGCAGGGCGGCAGTAGTGTTAGCTACATAGAAGGCTGGGTAGCGATTGCCGAAGCTAATCGAATCTTTGGTTTTGATTGCTGGCAACGTGAAACCATCCTTCTTAGTTGTGCCAACCAGTCAGAGCGTCTTATAGGAAGAGATCAAAAGCCAGGAT